GGCTGCCTTCTATACATTACAAAGTTCTATTGAACAAATTGTCAATAAAATTAAAGAATATACTCTAAATTACCAATTAAAAGGAGGAAAGACAAAAATGCCTAAAATTAATTTTAAGCTGTCAGACGATGACAAGTTTAACGCATTATGGTCTCTCTTGAACACAGAGTACAACGAAGAAGGCGGCTGGATGGTCACATATGAGATTGTCGCAGTTTATGATGAATACGCCGTAGTTCGCTCTTATGAAACTGGAGACTATGAACGCGTCTACTATACAAAGAATGACGAAAAAGATTCTGTAACCATTAATAGTAGAGAAAAATGCTTTATTATTGATGTAACAGAAAAAGAGAAAGCCACTATTGACACTTTAAGAAATTTAAATGGTGGTTCTTACGAATTAGTAAGTGATTCTCTGATGAATGCCGAAGAAAATTCTAAAAAAGTTTTGGAATTTAGTACGAAAATTGAAGAGTTGAATACTTTGATTTCTACTTTAACAACAGAACGAGATAATTCCATTACTGAATATAATTTAGCAAAGGAACAAATCTCAACTCTAACAGAAGAATTAGATTCTCTAAGGGCTTACAAATTAAGAATTGAAGCAGAACAAAAAGAAGCAGTACTTGTTGAGTATGAGGCCCAGTTGCCTGATGAAGTTATCGAAACCTATCGTAAGAAACTTGCAGATTACACTGTCCTCGAACTAGACAAAGAACTTGCTTATGAGTTAAAGAAAGCTAATCCGTCTGTTTTCACAAAGACACCTGGCACTGGATACGTCCCAAAGGACGACCTAAGGGGTGGAATTGAAGAAATCCTATTAAAATATAAGAAATAATTATAATTGGAGGCAATATAATGGCTACTAAAAGATTTACTATTGACGGCTATGGTCAAGTAGAACTGAATAACGTAGCATTCCGTCGTGACGGCCGCATTGAAGCTCAGTGCGCTCCCGACTCCTCAGATTTTCCTGACGGTGTCGAAAACGGAATGTTGGTTGCAGTCGACGACCAAAATCGTAAACTTAAATCACCAGTTGATGATTCACTACCTATCGGTCTGGTATATAGTGCTGAACATCTGTATGATGAACGCACTCCTGGTTTAAAGAACTTTAAGCTTAACGCTACTGATGATTTCCTTCCTCGTGTCGGATATCTTGCGGTTGGCGATAAATTCACTGAAAACTGTCTCTGCTATGATAATGCAGAGTTCAGTAATGATGCTGCTTTCATAAGTGCCCTTGGTGCTATCGCTTCTACAACTCTCTATGGTGGCATCAATCCTACTGGCGCGATTGCTGTAAGCTCTACCCCACCAACAATTGGTCCAAAACTAAAAGTAACCGCAAAAACGACTATGCCTGATGGCACACTTGGCGTTAAGTTCCAAGTAATTACAGCGTAAGGGGGTAAAATAACATGACACATCAAGAATTATATGAAATCGCCCTTCACGCAGCTAAGGGCACAGTTCCTGCAGTTTTTGCAAAAGAGGGAACTCAAGTTGACGTTAATGCCGCTTTCGTAGATGGCTTAAAAGAACTTGCTGGTTCAGTAAACCAGTTCATGAAGAATCGCTATGATATTTATGATATCGTAACCAAAGTTGCCGATGAAGTTATGCCAAAGAAAGTTATCGACTCTCTTGGTTTATTCGCTGAGGTACAGGTTGTTCCTCAGAACCAAAAAGCTGTGTTCAAAAAGAAACTGGGTCGCTCTCGTGCGAAAAAGTTCTTAACACAGGTTGGTCTTTCTGGTGTATATGAGACATTCCGTCTCGACTCAGCAACCTTCGAACTAGCTGCTCATGCAGTTGGTGGTGGGGCAACAATCGACTTCGAGCGTATGCTTGATGGTGCTGAATCTATTGCTGAAGTAATGGATATTATCACTGAAGGTCTTATTGATGCCGTATTCCTAGAAGTGCAGAAAGCTCTGCGCGCGGCTCTTAATGCCACAAACCGTCCTACAGCTAATAAATATAGTGGCAATAGCTTTGACCCGGATGAAATGGCGAAGTTAATTAACGTTGTTCGTTCTTATGGCGACGGCGTTGTAATCTTTGCTCCACCGGAGTTCGTTGCTGCTATGGGTCCCGATGCTCTTGTTCCTGCAATCGCTGGTCAAGCTCAGGGTATTTATCATCCACAGGACTTAGATGCTATTCACAACACTGGATTCATTAATCTATTCCGTGGTACTCCTATCGTTCAAATTCCTCAGTCTTTCATTGATGAAAACAACGAAAAGACCTGGATTGACCCTCAGATGGCCTATATTCTACCAACTGGCGGAGAAAAGGTTGTCAAGGTTGTTCTTGAAGGTGATACTCAGATTAACGATTTCAAGAACCGTGATAATTCTATGGAAGTCTTTGCCTATAAGAAAATGGGTTGTGCCATCCTAACTCATCACAACTGGGCTATTTACCAGAACACTGGTATTACTCAAACATATGAAAATCCCTATGGGTTTTAATCTCTATAGTATTAAGTAATTAGTACGAGGGAGGGAACTCCCTCCCTCGTATTTTATAATTAAGGAGTTAAAAGGAGAAATTAAAATGGACAAAATTGTTATTATTAGTAATACAAATAGCCGCGTAGGTATTAATTTACCGGAAATTAGATTTTCGCGCAAGTGGCCGGCAAAAGGCTCTAAAGTCACTGTTGATAAAGAAACTTTTGAACAGATGATGTATGATGCCGGTACGCGATATATGTTTGAATCTGGTATGTTATATATCGAAGACTTAGAAGTAAAGAAATCAGTCGGTCTTGAACCCGAAGATGCTAAAGAGCCTGTTAATATTATCATTTTAGATGATAAACAAAGACATCGTTATATGACAGTAATGCCAATTAACGAATTTATTGCCAATATTAAAAAGTTAAGTTATGAAGAACTTCAGAATCTTGCTGATTATGCTATTGAGCACGAATTAGTTGGAGACCTAAAAAAATGCGATGAAATTAAAAAATTAATTGGTAAAGATATTATTGCTGCTATTAAATTAAATAAACTAGATAAGGAGGGTTAATTATGACTCCTTATCAAGATGTTTATGATGCCTTTTTATCAAAGATTTTGGATGATGAATGGGTAAATTGGACAGAAGAAGAAATGACTCAAGATTTGCGAAAACTTCTAGAAGGCGCGATACCCTTCTTTAAATTTCCCCGCGTCTCTCTCGAACGCAACGATACTGGTTTTATAAATACATTAGGTAGCGAAGAAATTGAAATCCTTGCTAGCTATATGAAAGTGGGTTGGTTAAATAGAGCGATTCTTACTTGGGAACACGTTAAACCTATGTACGAAGAACGAGATTTTTCTGAGGCAAATTTAATTGATAAATTAAATCAATTATTAATTGAAGAAAGAAAAAATGCTAAAACACTCGAATCTCTCTATTATCGTTCAGTTAACCACAAACCCTATAACTATAGTGCATTGGCAGGTGGTCAAGAATGAATGATTTCAATGAAGGATATAATAATAAAATAAAGAACAAACTTTTTGGTCTTCTCTGTGAGTTTGAAAAGGGCAGAGAATGGGAGAAATTCCTTGATGCCATATTAATTGAATTAATGGGAGTGGAAGAATCAAAAAGGACTATCAATTATCTTTCATTAGTAAACAAAATCTCTTCCCTTCGTTATCTAAGATATGAATATTTTAGAAGTACAATTTTTGATTGTATGAATTTATTGGGAAAAGACAATGAGTTATTTTGATATTTTCAAAAAGAGAGTAAATAGATATGGTACTGATTACCAATCACGTATTCAAGGGGAAAGAGAGAAAGCTTTTGATTTGTATCTGGTAAAATCTATTTATCGCGTAGATTTTTACTTTAACAATATTTTAACTGCTGGTAGTTTTGAAAAGTACAAGCAGGATGAAACCCAAACTCTCCACTATCTTTTAACAAAAACTGATGTTAATATTCCAAATGGTACTATTTTAATGATACCAGATAAAGACAAGGTTGAAAAACCTTGGATGGTCTATTACTTAGAACAGATAAAGGCTAGTGGTTACAACCGATATATAATGTTAAAGATGACACATTATTTAACTGGGATAAAAAAAGATGGAACTACGTATAATTCATGGGCCTATATGTATGGGCAAGAAGATAATATGTTAAAAAATGAAATTCGCTCAAGAAGCCGTACGAACACTATTTATACTGAAAACCTTAAAGGTAGTTTCTTTATTCTCCCGTTAAATCCTAATATTAAGAAAGATGACTACTTTATTATTGGCGAAAAACCTTTGCAAGAATATTATAGAGTAACTGGTTATGACATACAATCTTCATTAGGTGTTGAATATGTGACTGTCGACCCGATTTATGAGTATGACTTAACTCCTGCGCCGAAGAAGCAAAGTGGTAATTCTACCGAACAATTCTTCTGGTTAGAAGGAGGACAATGAGATGGTTAGAGATTTAGCTGAACTTGGTCCAAATCTACAAAAGATTATTACTCGTTTACAGGCTGACCAGAAATTATTAAAACTTCTATATTATACAGATAAAGACCCACTTTCACAAAAAGATTTAACAACAGAACAAATTAAAAACGAAGTTTTTGAAACTCTTATCAAAGTTGTCCCAAGAATTACACCTGCCGAAACAGCTAAAAGTATTATTGCAATGCGGGTGGTTGATGGTAACGCTAATGATGAAAATGATGAGTTTAGAAATATTAATATTAGTTTTGAAATATTTGTTCCGTTAACTCAATGGTTTATAAAAGATGCTAACTTGCGTCCTTTCTGTATTATGGGAAGAATTTTAAAAGACCTAAAGGGGAAAACAATAGATGGATTGGGAAGAATCTCTGGCGGCGATTTTAGTTTAAACTTTTTAACAGAAGAGATGTCTTGTTACGAGATGTCTTTCTCAATTATTACCTATGATTAATGAAGGTTTCTTTCTGAAGCGCCCACAGAGATTTGGTGATATTTGCAAGATTTATCCTCCATCTGTTAATGAAATTATTGATAACCCAAATTTCCCATTATATAGGAAATTACTCACAATATCTCAAGAAGAAATTGAGGATTTATATATAGAAAAAAATATTGAGGGAAGAGTTCCAACACCACTTGAATATCTACTTAGTGCGTCTTATAAAGACAAGAAAACTGAATCCATCTTAAAAGAAGCAATTACATTCTTTATCCATGATAAGGTCAGTTTTCTCTACGAACAGAAGTCAATCGTTATTGGAGATTTAAGTGAAATAGTTAAAACACTAAAAAGTGTTGAAGAACTCAAATTAATTAAAGAAGACAATTTCTTTGATTTCCAAAATCTAATCCGCGAAGCTCTCGGTGATAAACCCATAGAGCCGCCAAATCCAAATGAAGACCCACGTGTAAAACGAATCAAAGCAAAGGCAAGATACCGTGATAAAATTAAAGCAAAACAAGGATTAGGATTAAAATTAAGTACAACATTAGCTGCAATTTGTTGTATGGGTTTTGGGCTAAATCCACTTAATATTGGAGAGATAAGTTATGCTTCTATTCCAGTTTTAATTCGTTTTTATCAAGAGAAGGATAAGTACGAAACGGACGTTAAGAGTCTATTAGCTGGCGCGGACAGCAAAAAAGTTAAACCAAAATATTGGATTAGAAATATTGAAGATTAAATAGGAGGCTATATAAATGGCTAATATTCTTGAAAAATATGGCATTAAAGAAGTTGCCGACGTAATGTTTTATGAAATAGCAGACGATGGCGGACCTGGCGCACCAGTTCTTTATTTAGATACATTGAAGGTATCTACAATTGAACAGACGGCTGAAGAAGCTGAAGCCCGTGGTGGCAAAGGTAACCCTCCATTAATCGTCTGGGATTATGGTAAGGAAATTACAGTTACTCTTGAAGATGCTCTGTTCTCAGCTAAATCTATGGCGATTATGTTTGGTAATGGTACTGTTAGTACATTATCACACATCACAAAGACAATTCAGTTTACCGGCTCAAAGGTTCCTACCAAGTTCGAAGGACCTCAAGGTAAGGTATATGCAGTTCCAACAACTGGCGTAAGTTACTATGACGCAACTGGCGCGACAGTATCAACTGGCTCTATGACTTCAGATGGTGTTTATTTCGCAACATTCCAGATGCCAATTAAAAATAGTTCTGTGATTGAGATTTCTGCGAACACTTTCCCAGGCACATATTATATAACTGGTGACACCTATTCTCGTAAAGAATCAAATGGTGTTGATGAATTTTTCCAGTTCATTATTCCGAAGGCTAAGGTGCAGTCTGAAAACACAATTACGCTTGAGGCGGATGGCGACCCGTCAGTATTCAACATGAACCTCCGTGTTCTACGTCCTGCTGATGGCAAAATGATGAAGCTTGTCAAATATGACATGACTGAAACTGCCGGTTAATAAGGTCAATTTTAATGGCGGAGGAGGCATGGTCTCCTCCGCTTTCTTTTTAAGGAGGTATAGAGAAAAAAAATGAGTG